CTTAGGGCGACCCCTTGACAAACCAGTAGTGCCTTTTTTTCTTGACACCATATCTGATTTCTTAGGTCTGCCCCTTCTCCTTTTCGGAGTAGCAGTATTATTGTCCATAGGACTCTCCTTAAGTTATCTTAAGTATACTTAGGGAAGCGTTTAGTATTTAACTTTAAAGTATAATCATTAAAGAATAATATCTAAGACTACTTAAGTATCCTTAAGGCTTTAAATTAATCTATACTATAAGTATATTATAGCATATTTATAACGTAATGTCAAGTACTTTATTAGTTAAATTAGACCCGCCGACCAACTTTTTAGTTCCATAACTAATAGTAATATTATTGTCCTTTTGTATTAATATTTGTCATACTTAAGTACCCGTCACAATACCTAAGGAAAACAATAACTTAGGGGATAAACCTCGGTTAATTCTTTTTATTGAATATTGGCTTTTTTAGTATACCAGCGGTTACTACATAAGATTACATACGTCCACACGCCCCCCCGCCCCTAAGTTTCCACAGGTATTACACAAGTATAGCCTAAGGACTGGGGGTGACTGGAAGCCTTAAGGCGGTCACAAGGAATCCTGTACGGGTAAGCGTGAGTATGCTAGGGGATACCCTCAGGGCATACCTAAATAAAACACTTGACAACCTCAACCCGTTATGTTATACGCACGCACGCGCCTGTATATAAAGGAAGTAGTATAGTGTGACTATATTATTTATATTGGTCACGCATTAGGTGTTGACTTTATATTGTCATTGTATATAATGGTTACATCAATTAATTAAACATTAACTTTAAACAGGTGATTATATTATGAAAGATTTAAGAGCATGGTCAGACGATGAACTAGCCCTAATGGCTTTAAATGATGAATATTTTTACAGTGAAATTAACCATGAGGCTTATTTTTACGCGCTAATTGATGAAGAATTTATCTATACTGTTAAACAATTAGACGCGCTAAAAGATGCGAGAAATTTATTACTGCAAGACGGGGTGTCAGTATGATTTGGCAAATAAACGAAAAGGGTCAGGCGTTAGCTACTGTTGAACAGTTTCTAAAGGTTCACCCTGACTTTAGAGGCGAAACCGCTGGGGTTAGCTATGTAGTTAACTATGACGAAACCAGTCAGGCTACAGTTAGATATCCTGTGAAATTTATTAAGGCTATAAAGGAGTAAGCACCACAGAACGCCCTGTATTCCCTTGTAGGGCGTTTTCTAGTGTTTATTAGTAGGTATGTATAGGTTTAGGCTTAAACAGCCTTAGAACTAAATTTAAGAGGTTATTATGAATTATACAAGTGAAAGGTATTTAGCACTAAAAAGATTTGAAAGAGAGCAAAAGCGCGACAAGATACGCGCGGTATTGTGGAACGTGTCAATTACTAGCATTTATGTTATGGTAGTGATACAAGTATTCACGGCGGTATTGTGATGCCTAGATTATGGCGTATCTGGGTCAAAGCACTGGGTGAAAAGTCTGGTGCTAGTAACCGCGAAGCTGATTACATTGCGCTAGTGCGTAGTGTAATCGTAGGGTTGAATTTTGTCACCTGTTTGTTTATAATCGCAGGTGTAATACATAATTGGTGAGGTGTAACATGGAAAATTTAAAAGTAGATTTAGAATTCATTTGGAATGAAGCAGAGGAGTTATCGTGTTCTCTTAGAGAGTTAACAGATGCTGAATTAATAGATTGTCGTAGTGCTTTATTAGATAGAGTTAAAGCAATTATGATGCTAACAGAGGGGGCGGTAGAATGAATAAAAACGAGCATTGGGTTAAAACGGGATACATTGATAACGGTATTGTCCTATCGCATGATGGGACATTTAAAGTGCCGTTAAACAAATTTGAGCATTTTATCCCTAATCCCTATGACGGGATATATACAGACAGTGACGGCTTAAAATACGGCTATATAGTAAATATGGCTGATTGCAAAGATAGCATTAAAATAGTGAATTTTGATTATATGGAGAGTTTACATGACTAGACCACAATTAAGCCATCATGCGTGGCTTGAGGCTGAGAAGACTCAGGAAATACCAGTACCCTTGATAAGGTACGGAGATAAACAGGCGGTAGCTGATGAGTATCATGTAGAAAAATGGGGAGCTGATGATAATGGCGATAAGTATTCAGCTAATCTAGCTGTCATTGAAGACGGGAAAATAGTTGACTACGTTTATGGGCATAGATATACTGCGGCTGATTTTATAGAGTGGACTCTTATACCTATGAAGTTAAGCGATTATTTAAGGCGTTCAAGTTTCGGTAAAGGGGAGATAAAACAATGAGCAAAGACTATCAGGAACAGGCGCATCTTGAAGATGTAGCAGATGCAAGGTACAATATGTACCAGTACTTTAAAGAGCTAACAAGCTATGAGCGCGGGGAATACGATTGCATACATGGATACCCTGCACTTGAAGATGAAGACAATAACTATTACGATGGTTATGGTCACGCCTATGAATACTTACAGATGAAAGGAGCAAATAATAATGAGTAGATATGAAGACGATAGCAGTTACGATTACAGCGATTACTGTGAGGGCAAGGGTTACTATGAGAGCTATACAGAGAAACCCTTTGATGAAGACGAAGCATCATTAAGACGAATTGAAGCAAGAGAGGAGGCAGAGAGACTAAACAAGCTATACCCGCCAATAGGCAAGAAGGAGATGCAGGAACGTATTAAGGAAGTTAAAACTAGACTAGGAGCAAAGTATAATGATTAATGCAATAGTGTTTAATAAACTATTTACAGTGGAATTACGGAATGGCGTTGGTATAGACTTGGAGTTTGTAGACAGTCGACCCGTATGGACTTACAACAGTGAGACAGAGGAGCATAGTACAATGCCCTTTGAGGGTATAGTAGTCCTGTTACCATTCATTGTGATAACCTACGGCAGACCATACAAGGAAATAGATGATGAGTAGATGCAAAGCCTGTGACGTTATATTAACCGAGGCTGAACTAAGAAAGCGTGACAGAGTGACAGACGAACACCTAGACTTATGTGCAGTTTGTCATTCAGCATCAGACGAAGCTATTGAGGAGAACTGGGCAACAGCAGAGGAGAGAGAAATCATTAGGAGTAATAATTAATTTAGCAACAGGTTGCAAAGCAAAAGGAAACATGATATACTATACATATGTACTTTAGTTTATAACCTTTAAAGATATATTCTAAAGTATACTTAAGTAATCTTTAATTAATTAACAAAGGTAAATTACTATGGCAGTACTAGAAGGTAACGTAGCGTTCGCAAACCTTGACGAACACGAAGAATATCAGGGTCAATCAACTGGTAAGTATTCACTGGTCTTATCCTTAGAACCAGAAGATGCAGATAAACTAGCCAGTAAGGGTGTCAAACTCCGAGAGTACGAAGGTACAGCACAACGTAAGTTCAGCACCAAGTACGAAGTACCAATGTTTGATGCAGAAGGTAATGAGTTTAATGGTCGATTGACCAGAGGCTCAAAGGTACGGGTTAAGTACGCGGAAGGGAAACCTCACCCAGTACACGGAACGTCTACCTACTTGTCAGCTATTAAGGTTGTTGAACTCGCAGAGGCTACAGAAGGAGGCGGGGACTTCTAATGACTGACTCGCATTTTGTTAAACATGAGCCATGCCCATCGTGTGGCTCTAAGAACAATCTCGCGAGGTACTCCGATGGGCACGCCGTCTGTTTTACAGGCGGTTGTGACCACTACGAGAGAGGCAACGGAGAGGTTGTGGAAAGTAAACCCAAAGCGAACAGGAAACTAGAGATGACAGGAGTAGTAGCGTCAATACCCGATAGACGTATATCAGAGGCAACGTGCAAGAAGTTTGGCGTTACAGTTGAGTACGACACAGAAGGTAAGATAAGCAAGCACCACTACCCATACTTTGACAAGGACACAGGCGCGCAGACAGGGAACAAGTCACGCATAGTAAGCAGTAAATCATTCTATGCAAGCGGTACGTTTGACAACGTGGGTCTGTTTGGTCAGCAAGCGTTTAAAGGTGGTGGTAAATACATAACAGTAGTAGAGGGAGAAGCTGATGCCCTAGCGGTATCGGAAATGTTTGACGGTAAGTGGGCTGTAGTGTCAATACGCTCAGGAGCATCAGGCGCAGTGAAGGACATCAAGCAGAACTTGGAGTGGCTTGAATCATTCGAGAACGTAGTCATCTGTTTTGACAGTGACAATGCGGGTCAGGAAGCATCTCGCGCGGTGTTAGATTTATTTACACCCAACAAAGCGAAGAACGTAAAGTTACCTGTCAAGGATGCAGGTGAAATGCTGAAGGAACGTAACGTACAAGGGTTCATTAGGGAATGGTGGAACGCTAAGACGTATCAACCAGACGGTATCATCGCAGGACTAGATACTTGGGAGTCCATCGTAGCACAGGAAGACGTTAAGTCCATTCCGTATCCGTGGACTTGCTTGAATGAGATGACCTATGGTTTCAGGGAGAAGGAACTAGTAACGATTACCAGTGGTTCTGGTATGGGTAAGTCACAGATTGTCAGAGAGTTGGAACACTACTTACTAGGTGCAACAGATGACAACATTGGCATACTCGCATTGGAAGAAGACATACCTAAGACTGCTCTAGGGATTATGAGCATCGAGGCAAACCAGACTCTACATCTGAGCCGCGAGTTTAGCAGGGAAGATAAAAAGGTATTCTGGGACAACACGTTAGGTACAGGACGTATCTATATGTTCGACCACTGGGGTTCTACCAATGAGGATAACTTACTAAGTCGCATTAGGTATATGGCGAAAGGTCTTGATTGTAAATGGATTATTCTCGACCACTTAAGTATTGTAGTGTCAGACCAAGAGAATGGTGACGAACGTAAAGCCATTGACAGCATCATGACTAAGCTACGACAGTTAGTGCAGGAGACAGGTGTTGGTTTATTCTTGGTGTCACACCTACGTAGACCATCAGGTAAGGCACACGAAGATGGTGGACAGATTAGCTTGGCTGAGTTACGAGGTTCAGCGGCAATCGCACAGCTATCCGATATGGTGATTGGTTTAGAACGTGACCAACAGAACCAAGATGCACAGGTAAGGAATACCACTACAGTACGGATACTTAAGAACCGATACGCAGGACTTACAGGGGCGGCTTGCTACCTCTACTACGACAAAGAAACTGGACGTATGATTGAAACAACTTGTCCA